CAGCTTCAATAGAATTAGGGGTATACTATGTTTAATATAATAAAAGACTTCCTTGAGTGGCGTAGAAACTTTAAGCCTGTTCAAGGTAAACCTATCGCTATGAACTTACGAGCTAATAGTCCAGCTAGTATTAATAGACATTTAGGTAGAATCCTTCGTATCTTATCTGTTCTACAGAATCCTAATATAGCTGCTGATATTCGTACAGCACTTGAGGCGGAGTTTAACCAAAGGAAGGCTAGTCTAGCTGTCATTGGTACAGTCCTCCCTGATACAGTTTATGGAATAGAGAATATGTACAATAACCGTACTAACCCTAAAGTAGAGGAAAGCGATAATGGCTAGTTGGAATTTATATGACCAGTGGAGACATAATCGTTTAGACGATACTAATGCCGCCGTTACTGGCACTTTGAAAGTTGCACTTGTTACAGCTACATATTCACCAGATCAAAACTTGCATGACTTCTTTGATGATATAACAAATGAAGTTACTGGTACTGGATATACTGCACTCGGTAATGCCGCAGCTACTCCAACGTATACCATGAGTGGTGCAGGTCTTGAAACTTTTGATGCTGCCGACCCAGCTACTTGGGCGCAGAACGCAGGTGGTTTCTCTAACGCCAGACGGGCTATACTTTACTACGATACTGCCGTTGCTGCGACATCTCGTTTAGTCGGTTACTCAGATGATTTCGGTGCTGATAAAGGTAACGTATCTGGTGACTTCAGTATAGCATTTGACGCTGCTGGTATATATACTAACGCTAGATAAAGGTATATTAGTATGAAATGGAAAATCTTCTATGGTGATGGTAGTACATATTCCAATGAAGATGGTTCTCCTGAACTTGCACCAAAGCGTAATGTTCAGATAGTTATACACTCTAGTGAGTTGGTTGGATTTAGTATAGAGCGTGAGGAACACTATTATTTATGGCAAGCAGATCGTGGTGGTTGGACTGCTGCTAATGAGTTTGGACTATATGATTATCTTATAGACCCTGGATTTAAAATAGTACTGTTTGGTAGAACATTGAATCTTACTGAGTATCAAGCTATACTTAATAGGGCTATCGCTGACCCTGATGTACCAAGAAAGTCAGCTTGGTTAAGAGAAGAACGGAGGCCATAGATGGGAGCCCCTATAAATCCGACCTATACGCAGAATCATTTTTTATTTTATGAGAGTAATGGTACTACACAGGTCGGTACTGAAGATGTAGAAACAACCTTAGATGTTGATGTAATATATTACTGTGTTGCTTCGTGTTTTGATACTACAGCAAATAAAATTAATGATGTTACTATTAGGTGGCAATATAATTTAGCTGCTGGAGGTTGGGTAGATGTTGGTACTACAACATCACTTCAATTTGCTAATGGCTCTTTAACTGATGGAGATACAACACAAGCGTCTGTAACATCTGAAGCTGGTACGTTTCAAGGTTCACGTGTATATGAGACTCTTGATGATGCTACTATCGTATGGTCAACGCCAGGTGATGAAACTGATAATTATGGTGAGGCGTGGCTTGGCTTTACTATTGATTCCGCTCAAGTATCGGATGCACAAGAAGTACTTATTAGATGTATATTAGGTGATGGTACTGTATTTACTGGTACATATACTAATGCAGATATTGATATTAATGAGGGCGCTGCTCCTGTTATTGAAACAATCACAAATGCTACATTTGCAGTACTAACAGAACAAGCTTTATTAGTTAATGACCAAGAATTATTATCTGCTGCAACATTAGCAGTACTTACAGGTCAACCACTTGTTCTATTATCTGCAAGTGTTGAAACTATAACTGCTGCTACTTGGGCAGTGTTGACTGAACAATCTTTACTGGTTAATGACCAAGAATTACTAGGATTAGTTTCATGGCAAGCATTATCAGGCCAACCACTAACCCTTCTTGGTGCTGAGATAATAACTATTGTATCAGCTACATTACAAGTGTTATCAGGTCAGAGTTTAAATGCTATTGACCAAGAAGTTATAGTAGGTACAACGTGGCAAGTACTTAGTGGTCAAGATACTTCACTTAACGTATCACAGTTGATATCAGCTGGAACACTTAATCAGTTAGTTGGTCAGATAGTAAATGCTCTTGGAGATGAAATACTAACTATAAATGCTGGAACATTAGCACAGTTAGTTGAGCAGTTATTATATATAACTGTTGATGTTACTGAAACTATTAACAATGGAACATGGCAAGCGTTTATTAGTCAGCCTATTACATTCGCTTCGGCCAGTACAGAGATTATTGGAGCAGCTACATTTGCTCAGTTAGTAGGTAAGAATCTAACTCTTACTGATAGTGATCCAGTGTTACTTACTGAGAACCTCTGGCGAACAACAGAAGAAACTATTCGAATTAAGAAGAGTTTTGAAATAACTGATATAGATAGAGATTACCCATAGGAGTGTTCACTTGGTGAACAACACTGATAATGGCTACTAAAGAACGATTCATAATTGAAAGCATGTTTATGATAGCGGATAAGGATGGACAAGATGTACCGTTCCTTCTTAACCCATCACAGGCTGCGCTTGATTCTGCTTATACAGGTAGAGATATAATACCTAAAGCGCGTCAGCAAGGTTTTAGTTCTTACTATATCGCCCGAGCCCTTGCAAAATGTTTATCGGTTAAAAACACAAACGCTGTTATGGTTGCCCACGAGGATACGGCAACAAGGAAAATGCTTAAAAAGGCTCACTATATGATTGACCATATGAGAGGACCTAAACCAGTTATAAAGAATAGTAGTGCGAATCAGATAACCTTTCCAAAGATGGGAAGTACGCTTTCGATAGGTACTGCTGGTTCGGATAACGTAGGTGTTGGTGATACTATCCATTTTCTGCATTGCTCAGAAGTAGCCCTTTGGGAAAATCCAAAGGCCCTTCTCTCTGGCCTGTTTCAGGCTGTTCCTAAGAACGGAGAGATTGGAATGGAGAGTACAGGTCGTGGTCAAGGGAATTACTACCACCGTGCTGTAATGCGGGCAGCGAAAGGGAACTCTCGCTACCGCCTTCACTTTTTCAACTGGCAGGATTTTCCAGAATATACTTACAACTTAACACAGGATGAAGAACAAGAATTAAGAAATAACCTCAATCCTGATTGGGATGAATTAGAACTATTTGAACGTGGGTTACTTACACTAGGTCAGATAGCTTGGCGTCGTGATAAAATTGAGGAGATGGATTATGATCTGGATTTATTTAAACAGGAATATCCAATGTTTCTGGATGAGTGCTTTCAGTCTTCTGGACGGTCAGTATTTAATAGTATTAATTATGAACCTACACCTGAGTTTAGGAAAGTAGATGCCCATACACATATATTAGATGACCATCCAAATCCTAACTATTCATATGCAATAGGTGGTGATGTTGGAGGCGGTGTAGGTCAGGATAATAGTGTAGCTGAGGTTGTATGTCTTGATACTATGGAGCAGGTTGGTGAGTATGTAAATAACAAAATAGCTCCTGATATCTTCGGTAATAAGTTAGCTGAGATTGGAACACTATTTAATAATGCCTTTATTACTTGTGAGAATAATAATCACGGTATAGTTACTTTAAAGGAATTAAGTCTTGTATATCCTGAGTATCTATTGTACAAGAAGACTAAAGGTAAGGGTGGAGCTAAAGAGGAAGTTGATAAGTTAACTGATATAGGTTTCAGAACTAGTGTTAAGAGTAAACCTTTTGCTATTGGTAATTTAAGAAAGTTAGTTGTAAAAGACCTTCGTATTCATTCTGAGTTTCTTAAGGATGAAATGGATAGTTTTATAGAAACAGAAACTGGTAAGATGCAAGCTGAGGTTGGTTGTAAGGATGATACTGTTATGGGTATGGCTATGTGTATGGTAGGTTTTGATAAGGCTATTATACAGACCACTAACTCCGGTGCATGGAAGTCAACCATATATAACGATCCTTTCAGTTTGGATTCTATTATTAAAGAAATGCGACAGGGAGCACAAGGGTTCCCTATATCACAACAGACAGCGACGGAGTCAGACAGTGAAAATATTAATACTCTCCATTGATGGTGATGGATTAGGGATAGCTCATAAGCTAGCCCAAGAAGATAATGAAGTTAAGATGTATATACAAGACTCTCAGTATAAGAAAGCTGGAGTTGGTATTATTGATAGGGTTTCTAGTTGGAGACCTCATGTAGTTTGGGCAGATCTTGTTATTTGTGATATGGTAGGATTTGGTAAATACGAAGATACTTTTAAGAAATTAGGTAAGGTTGTATTCTCCTGTAATAAGTTAGCAGATACAGCTGAACTAGATAGGCAGAAAGGAATAGAGTTATTTGAGAAGTTTGGAATAGATATACCTGAAACATATAATTTCAGTTCTGCCGAGGAAGCGGAAAGTATAGTTGACTTATGGGAATCTCCTGGTTTTGTTATAAAACCTAGTGGTAATATTAGTACTGCAAAAACATATGTATGTACTAACCCTGAGATATATAAGTGGGCTTTATCAACACTTCCGGCAGGTACATCACTTATCGTACAAAAGATAGTAGATGGTGTTGAGGTTAGTACTGAGGGTTGGTTCAATGGTAGGGATTGGATATATCCTTTCAATCATACGTTCGAGGAGAAAAAGTTCTTGGATGGTGATAAAGGCCCTAATACGGGTTGTATGGGAAACATTGTTATTACTACTCATGGTGACAAGCTTACTGATGCTACCATTAGTAAACTTACTCCGTTTCTTAAGCGTATTGGTTATAGGGGTCCTATGGATATTAATACTATTGTCGATGGGGATAAGATATACGCACTTGAAATTACAGCTAGGCTCGGCTATGATGCGATTGAAGCAATTATGGAAGGACTTAAAGAGGATGTAACTGATTTGTTCTTTGAGACAGCTATCGGTGTTAAGAAGTCTATGAGTATAACAAATGACTATATGATTGCTGTTAGGTTATCTGTACCACCTTGGCCACACGGAGAGCCAGATGGTGATGCTGTTGGTATGCCTATTATCGGTATCAATGAGCATAATATAAATCATTTATATCTTACTGATATTTATAAAGATGGTGAGGATTATTTATACGCTGGTGGTGATGGTGCTATACTAAAGGTTACTGCTCGTGGTAGAGATATTCGTGAAGCAAGAAGTAGAGTATATAGAACTATTAATAACTTAACAATTCAAGATGTTCAATATAGATCTGATATTGGATTACGAGCAGATAAAGATATTAAACAGTTAAAAAGTTGGGGCTGGTTAAATGGCTGAAGGATATATAAACGGTAAGCTAGATATGGCGTGGTGGATTAAACAAATCACTGCTGGTGTTGAGTTTAGAAAGAAGTATTCTCATGAGCCTAAGTGGCAACAGTGGAGAGATTTCTATCGTGGTAATTGGAAAGATGGTGTGCTTCCATCTAATGTATATTTTAAGATGCTTCGTACTATTGTACCAAGAGTATACTTTAGAAATCCAAGTATATCATTAACGGCGGCGAAGCCTGGTATTGAACATATGCTATTTGCTCAGTTATTAGAACGTATTGATAACAAGTTAATAAAGCGTATGAAGTTGAAGAAGCAACTTAAGATGATGGTACAAGATGCATTTATGTTTGGTACTGCTGTTGGTAAATTAGGCTACGGCGCTGAGTTTACTCCTAGTCCTGACCAGATGGAAACAGATCAACCATATGATAGGTCTGAACGAGTTGTTGAATATAATAGTAATGTACATGCCAATATGCCTTGGTTCATGCGAGTTCATCCAGGTGCGTTTATCGTACCTGCAGGGCTTATGGATTTCGATGATAGTCGATTCGCTATACACTGGATTAGACGTTCATTAGCTGATGTTAAAGCTGATACTCGTTTTAAGAATGTTAAAGGTTTAAGTGGTAGTACAAGAGGTGTTATGTCTGGTACATCTCAAGCGTATAAGGAAAACAAAGGTTATCGTAATCCAACTGAGATGGTTGACTTATATGAGATTCGTGATAAGAAAACTAGAAAGGTATTTGTTATAGCTCCGTATGCTACTAATAAAGTATTATATGAAGGTACTGATGATTTACAGTTTCAAGGTAGATTACCTTTCTACCCTATTGTATTTAATGCTGATGATGATGTATTCTGGGGAGTACCAGATAGTCAGATATTAGAACCTATACAGTTGGAAATGAATGAAATTAGAACTCAGATAATGAAGCATAGACGTATTTCACTCATTAAGATCCTTTGTAAGATTAATAGTATGGAAGAGACGGAAGCACTTAAACTTGTATCAGAGGATGTATCTCCTGTTATATTTATTAAGGGTGATGTGAATACTGATATAAGGATATTAGAAGGTAGTAATATTCCAAGAGATTTGTTCTCTGCTTTTGAGGCAACTGTATTTGATGCTAGAGAGACCGTTGGTTTTTCAAGGAATGAATTTGGTGAGTTTAACTCTCGTTCTGGTGACACTAGTGCTACAGAAGCCACTATTGTTAAGCAAGCATCTGAGATTCGTGTCGATGAAAGACGGGATATGGTAGCTGATGTAGTTGTTGATGTAGTTGAACATATACATACTATTATATTTGAACACTGGAATGAGGAACAGGTAGTTGATATAATGGGGCCTAATGGTGTACCATTATGGATTAAGTTCAAACCGAGTATGCTTAAAGCTGGTGCATATCAAGTTAATGTAGACCCAGATACATCAGTACCTGAGACTAAACAAGGTAGACAGAATAAGGCTGCTCAAGTCTTTGGATTACTTAAAGGTGATCCTATGGTTGACCAGATGCGTTTAAGACGTTATCTATTGCATGAATTTCATGGTACTGTATTTGATGATATGCTATCGTTTCCAAGTTTAGGTACTCCAACTAATCCAGTAGATATGGCACAGGCTATATCTATATTCTCTGCTATGCAAGCTGGGGTTAAACCTAATGCCGGTGGTGGTGGAAGTAATGCACCTCAACCTAATACTGGGGGTGATGCATGAGTTATAAATTTCATGACTTTCAGTGTACTACTTGTGATAGTGAAGAAAGGGTTGCTTGTTGGGATGAAAAACTATATACACAGAAATGTGAGAAGTGTGGAGGTGATTTAATTCTTGAAGTAGAAATAGCTAAAGGTACATCAGCTACCTATATTCCATTTAAGGAAGGTTGGTATGAGCACTTTGCGAAAGACCCTATCTATATCAAGAACAAACAAGAGTTAAAGGACGCTTGTAAGAAACATAACATGGGTTCGGTCTATCGTGATGATATGTAATAGATGTGTTCACCGAGTGAACAATAGGAGTTAAAATGACGGAAGATACTAAAGAAAGAAAACCTACGATGCGGGTTATTCTTACTATTTATGATAAAGAAGTACATGTTGAGGGTGAGAACCTACATACATTACGGAATAGCATTATTCATAATATAGAAAGAGGATTAAAGCGAGCGGCGAAGATAGCAAAACGAAACTATCTACGTGACCAACGGGTTGCACCAGTGCTTGAGGATGGTGAGACTAAAAAAGATACAGCTACTATGTCTACTGAAAAAGAAACTAAAGTAACAAAAGATACTAAAGTTTCAGCTACACCAGTTAATGATATGTTAGCTAACCTTGGACTTAAAGTTAAATAGACGGAGAATGTTATGCCTAAAGAAGACGATAAAGGTAATACTGGTAATGCAGATCAGATGAAAGAAATTTTAGATGGTATGAAAAATCTTACAAATGTTGTAGGGTCATTAGCAACTGGATTAGAAGCTACACAAAAGAATGTAACAGATTTAACTTCTAATGTTGGTAATTTATCTAACATGAATAAAGAACAGATAGAAGCAAACAGATTATCAGCTGAAGAAAAGAATATGGCAGATGATTTAGATGCTAATGATTTAGAGGGTATGGATCGCTCTCAGTTTTTGGGTCACATCATGGGACAGGTTAATAAAGGTTTTGAATCTTTATCTAATCAAATGTCTGGTCAAGTTGATGCGGTTCGAGATAACCTTAATAACGGAAATTTAAAAAGTGAATTCAATTCTGTACGCGAAGCTCATTCAGACTTTGATCACTATAAAACTGAAATTGCTGATATAGCGAAACAAAATCCTGAGATGAAAATCTCTGATATGTATACGTTAGCAAAGGCAAACAATCCTGAAAAAGTGGTTGAGGTAACGAAGACCTTGGATGCTGAAAAGTTAGTAAATGATAAAGTGGCTGCAGAAGAAGCTGCTAAGAATAAGACTACGAAGCCAGGGTATGGGGGCTTAACTCCTACCAGTGGGCAGCGAATGGAACAGCCCTCAGATATGACTCAAGAAAATGCTGGTAATTCTGCATGGGACGAAACTATGGCAAACCTTGAGTTGGAAAAATAGTACTATTTCTTTTAATATTGATAAGGAGTAATTATCATGCCTGTAGGAACTTTATCGGAATCACTCGATAACTTGTATACTACCACGTGGCAGAACATGAAAGATACCGTTCGTGATCAGATTTTTGATGCCTCACCCTTCTGGTTTTGGTTGAAGGATAAAGGTAAGCTAAAGTCTGTATCTGGTGGTAGATTTCTAACTGAACCATTGCAGTATGCAAAGAACGACAATGTCTCTTGGATTGGTAAAGGTGGCGTTGTACCTTTAAACGATTATGAATTCTTGACTATCGCCCAGTATGACTGGAAATATCAAGCAACCTCTATGGTTCGTTTCGGTATAGATGATCAACAGAATCGTGGTAAGAATCAAATCATTAGTTTGATGAACTCAAAGATGGACAACTCTAAGAATTCTATCATTTCTGATTTGGAAAGTAAATTATTCGCCGGTTTAGCTAGCGGTAATGAAGTTGATGGTTTGCAGCATCTTGTTGCGGATGATCCAACTGCCAGTTCTGAGATTGGTGCTATCGACCAGAGTACATACTCTTGGTGGAGAAATCAGACTAAGAACATGACTGGTTTATCTTTTGCTACACAGGGTATTACTGAGATGCGTACAATGCTCAACAATACTGCTAACAATCTTAAGATGGATACTCCTGATATTATTCTATCAGGTCAAACACCTTACGAGTGGTATGAAGATGAAAACTTGGATTACTTTAGAACGTATGACAGAAAGTTAGCTGATATGGGCTTCCAGACGTTAGCGTTTAAAGGTATACCAATGATTTGGTCTCCTTCTTGTGCGGACAGTAGAATGTATTTCTTGAATACAAACTTCATTACGTTCCAGTATGACCCAATGATGTTCTTTGATATGACGGAATGGAAGACTATTCCTGATCAACCTAACGACCGTGCTGCTCAGATTATGTTAGCTGGTGCATTTACGGTTTCTCGTCGTCGCTGCCAAGGTGTAATGCACACCATTGATACAGCTTAACTAGGAGGATAAGATTATGCCTAATGGATTAAAGCGCGTATATCTTACACCTCTTGATGCCGTTGATACGGTAGATAAAGAGGATGTAGGTACACTACGCTTCGAAGGTAATAAGATCTATAAGTATGTTAAGTTACAGAACACCACGGCCACTATTGCTGTGTTGTCAGGTGATGCTGTTGCTTATAATGCTGCCACTGGTCACAGTGTAAGTCAGGTTGTTTCGGATATGACTGATGCCGATACAAATCCTGTCTGTGCTGGTATCTTACAAGGTACAGTTGCCGGTGTATTAGCAGTTGCATACTATTGCTGGATTCAGATTAAAGGTCCAGCTACAGCGTTACAAACTATTGCGGGTACTCCTGCAGATGGTGACCATTTTATGGGTTCTACGACCGATAAGACGTTAACTAAGTTTGTATTAACTGAGGCCGCTCCTAACACATTAACTTCAGCTATATCAGGTGTTATTACTGATGCATCAGCTAAGTTAGTTGCGTTGGATTGTCCGTTCTAATGGTAATGGGGGGAGGTTATCTCTCCCCTAACTTTAGGAGTATATAATGGGAACTTTATTAAAATCAGATATCATAGCGGAGGCTACTGCCTTCTTAGGAAACAGAGCTGATATAACTGATGCAAGATATGTAAGGTGGTTAAACCTTGCACAAATGCGTATAGCCCGTTTAAAAGTATGGGAAGAATTACAAGCGTTAGATACTAGTTTAGTTACAGTAGCTAGCGATAAGTTTATAACTGAACCTTCTAATATAAGAAAGATATATACATTTAGATTAATTGATGGTTCTAACTCAAGAATATTAACAGGTAAACCACCTAAATCTTTTGACCAAGCAATACCACTCCCTTCCCGTTTTGCAGAAGGTAGACCTACTGTATATACTAGATGGGCGGGTAAGATAGAATTATATAAGGTTCCAGATGCTGTATATAGTCTGGATATGCGTTATAGTAAGTGGCCTACAGCCTTTACAACTGGGGCTGATATTGTATCAGATCTTGAAGAAAAAGATGATGCACTTATTATGCGTATGGTTAGCTGGGGTTCCTTATCACTTAGGAATCTTGAAGATGCAACTATATATTGGAAAGTATATAGAGATATGATTAATGATGCAGCTACAGAAGATGTAGAACGTCCAGATATAGATATTAAACCTGAAGGATTATCTAGTGGTAGTATATCTGGAAATAATCCTTGGCAAGACCCATTTAGAACCACTAACGATTAGGAGCGTAAAATGGCCATGAGTGATAAGGATAGAAAGGAACTAGCGAAAGAGATAGTTAAACAGTTCTTTGAATATATTGATGGTTCTATAGGTACAAGCGTTAGAAAGAAATTAGTATATGTATTCATAGGTTTAATTGTTGCTGCTGGTGTATCAGTAGGCTTTATTAAAATTCCTGGAATATTCCAATGAGTGATCTAGGTGACTTACAAAGGTTGTTCTCTAAGTTAATAGCTGAACATACTTTATGGCTGTATCATCAAGGGTATGAATGTACTGAAGGTGATGCTTATAGAGACCCTCGTTCTCATGGTAAGATAGGGGAGCGTAGAGCTTATGGTCGTAGATACTCTAATCATAAACTTCGCTTAGCGAAAGATATAAATTTATTTAAGGATAAGAAGTGGTTAACTCGTACTGTAGATCATAAGTTATCAGGGCAGAAGTGGGAACTTAGACATCCACTTTGTCGTTGGGGTGGAAGGTTTGATGATGGTAATCACTATAGTATGGAATATAAAGGTAGACAGTAATGTCCAGTAAACTAAGTCTTGAGAATCCAGTCCTTCAAGTAAGAAAAGATTCTTATCTAGAGGATAGTACGTATAGGGAAATAGCAAATCTTATGCGTGATGTTAGGAAGACATTTCAAATTCATGCAGATGCTATTAATTACTTATATGGGCCTAGGACTCGTGAGATTGCATTACCTTTATCTGAGGCTAAAGCTGGTGCAACTAAAATCCCAGGCTGGGTACAATTTGCAGATGATGGTAGTGGCAGTACTGGTATTTATGCTTATGCCTTTGATAATAGTTCATGTACATTGGACTCCAGCTGATGCAACATCAGGTGATATTGTATGGGGATTAGAATATACTTGGACATTATTAGATGATGCCCTAGTTAATACAAGTACTATAGAGGCTACAATAGCATCTCCTGCCGTAGCTAAACAAATGACTGAATCGAGATTAGGTATACTATCCGGTGTCGGTAAAGATAGTCATTCTATGTTAGTTGGTAGATTTTATAGAAAAGCTGCTGATGCGGCAGATACTTATAATGCAGATGCTTTTGCTATTACATTAGATTTTCAT